TTGTGCAGCCTACATAGTAGGACAGCTGTCGGAGATACTGGAGAATACCTCCCGGCTGAAATTGATAGACAGGTGGGACTCGGAATGCTTGGCCTCGCAAATCTCCTACGGCGGTACGGAGTAACTTACGAGCAATTCGGTGAAGCGCTTGATCAATATAATCGCTTCAAAAGTAAACCATTTCACTCAGCTGCTTATGAACTTGTCTGTCAAATTGCTTCAGGAATTAACCAAGCAGCCGCAGTCGCTCGCAACGCTAATATGGTTCGAGCCTTTGCTATCGCTCCAACCGCCAGTTGCAGTTATCGAAGCTTGGATCTGGATGGCAATACTTGCACACCAGAAATCGCTCCACCTATCTCGCAGACAGTCGATCGCGACAGCGGTACTTTCGGAGTACAAACTTACAACTACGGTGACGTAGAGATAGCGTCACAAGTAGGCTGGGATAATTATAAAAGAGTGGCGGATGGCATCATGACGATGCTTGATCGCACAGGACTTCTTCATGGTTATAGCTTCAACTCTTGGAGTGATGTAGTGACCTACGACAATGCGTTCGTGGAAGAGTGGCTTAGGTCTCCGCAAACCTCTCTCTATTACAGCTTACAAGTAATGGGAGACACTCAAGATAAGACTGATGCATATGCTGCACTAGATGCAGAAGATGTTGACAAGTATCTAGAGGAACTATTTAACAATGAAGAACTTACATGTGATTGCCAAGAATGAGACAAGACCCTTATCAAAAACTACTGAACAGAAAAAGAAAATGGACACCAGTCCAAACGACTGCCGGATCATGCAAGGCAGGGGCGGAAGAGGCGGTACTCCGTGCTCTTGCGTTGCGACATATGGAACTACCTGTGGGAGATTTTATCCGTGATGCATTGGATTCCGACGTACCAACACTATCGCGGGAGCTATTGGCATCCAATGTCAAAGACGAAGAAAACCACGACCTGGCACTTGGTTACATTGCCAATGCTTACGGGGTTGATGAAAAAGCTGAATCGGAAGCTCTCCGGCTCAGGGAAGCTTGGACTACGCATCCGGATCATACGATTCTCAAAGCGATGGTTGCCGAACGTGCAATTTTCTTCGTTCTTCTACCATTCTTCCGCGCTAATGGTGACGCTGGAATGCGCACAGTAAGCGCTGATATAAGTAGAGATGAACAAATTCACGTTGCTGCCAATAGCATTGTTTGTCGGGAGCTGGGGCTTACTGTCAGTCCTTCTCTTGATAAACTCCGCAAGGCAACTATCAATTGGGTGATGCAACCACTAGGTAGCAATGCCGATAAATATTTAGACAGAAAATTTTGGCTGGATTCAAGCGACCGATTGATGTATGAAGGCAAAGCTCCTGAGCTTTCTTTCACTAAGGCAGCAAGAGTTCCAGCGTTCTTTGAACATAGTAATGTCAATTTACCCCAATACGCTTGAGCCTATTTATGGTCCTGAGCTAAACACCATCCTTAAAGAGATGGAGCAAATCTTTCCACCCGTTACTCCTACACCAGACTGGACCGCAAGTCAGATCATGTATAGATCTGGACAACGTGCAGTTGTGGAGTGGTTAATCCAAAGGATAGAAAACTAATGTGCCTCAATAACAATCCAAAACCACCATCGATCCAACAGGTAACAGCACCTCCTCCTGTACAACCTCTGCAGATTGCTAAAACATCCAGAATACAACCTGCAGAAATCAGAAGGGAAGAAACAAAACCTGTACAGTACGGTTCAAAAAGTACACGTACTCCTACAAAAAATAGAACCGATGCTGCTTCTTTACTTGTGCCTTTAAATGACACTGGTAATAAGGCAGGGGGGCTGAACATCTAATGACAACAGCTCGTGAACGGTATACCAAACTAAGTAGTGACAGACATCAGTTTCTTGACTCAGCTATTGAATGCTCGGAGCTGACGCTACCTTATTTAATTAGACAAGACAACGAAGGACATAATTACAAACGGCTTAAGACACCTTGGCAATCAGTCGGAAGTAAGGCGGTTGTGACCTTGGCTGCAAAACTTATGCTAGCGTTGCTGCCTCCACAAACAACGTTCTTTAAACTACAAGTAAAAGAAGATAAACTTGGTGAGGATATTACAGCAGAGATTAGGAGTGAATTAGATCTTTCGTTCTCAAAGATGGAACGCACCATCATGGAAGCTATCGCAGCAACTAATGATCGTGTAGTAGTTCACCAAGCATTAAAGCATCTCATTGTAGGTGGCAATGCGTTAATCTTTATGGGTAAAGAAGGTCTTAAGCACTACCCACTAAACCGCTACGTAGTAAGTCGTGATGGTAACGGTAACGTTATTGAGATTGTTACCAAAGAAAGCATCCACAAGAAGATGTTAGAGAAAGAGATTAAAGAGTCTCACCCTAACAATGTATCTGAAGATGGTTCAGGCCATGACGACGAAGTAGACATCTACACCCATGTCAAGTACGACAACGGTCGTTGGCATTGGCATCAAGAATGCTATGACAAAGTAATGACAGGTACTAAGAGTTCGGCTCCTAAGAATGCCACACCTTGGCTTGTCCTACGTTTCAATACTGTTGATGGTAGTGAAGACTATGGTCGCGGCAGAGTTGAAGAATTTCTAGGAGATCTAAGATCATTAGAAGCACTTAGCCAAGCACTGGTTGAAGGCTCTGCAGCTGCTGCAAAGATTGTCTTCCTTGTCAGCCCTTCGTCTACAACTAAACCCCAGACACTTGCTAACGCTGGTAATGGTGCAATCGTACAAGGCAGGCCGGATGATGTCAGTGTTATCACTACTGGTGGTAAGACAGCTGACTTCGCTACAGCCGCACAACTTGCTCAACAATTAGAGCGGAGAATTGGAGAGGCGTTCTTACAGTTGAACATCCGTCAATCAGAAAGAACTACTGCTGAAGAAGTACGCCTCACACAACTCGAACTCGAACAGCAACTTGGAGGATTATTTAGCCTTCTAACTGTTGAGTTCCTTGTGCCCTACCTTAATAGAACCATGATGGTCTTGCAGCGTAATGGTCAACTACCTAAAATCCCTAAGGATTACGTAAGTCCTACCATCGTTGCAGGTGTCAACGCCCTGGGCCGTGGTCAAGACCGTGAAAGTCTTACTACATTTATTACCACTATTGCTCAGACATTAGGTCCAGAAGCTTTGATGAAATACATCGAACCATCTGAAGCAATTAAACGACTAGCTGCAGCTCAAGGTATTGATTACTTAAATCTTGTCAAGCCAGAAGAAAAGATTCAACAGGAATCGCAGATGCAACAACAGATGGCACAGCAGCAATCCCTTGTGGATCAGGCTGGTCAATTGGCAAGCTCCCCAATGATGGATCCTTCAAAACAACCAACAGAACAACAACAATTAGAAAATGGCTGAAACTCTTACATACGATTCCACCCCAGCTGATGCACCTGAACTGAATGCAGACGAACAGGACTCGTTAGTTGTCGGTGAAGAAATGCAGTCAGCTCAGGATGATCTCCTAGCTGGTAAATATAAAAATGCACAAGAGCTTGAAAGTGCATACATGGAGCTTCAAAGAAAACTTGGTGACCGTTCAGATGAACCTGAAGAAATTCAAGTTATAGACGATCCTACAGAAATACCGGAATCAGTATCGTTCCTAAATGATGCTTCATCCGAATGGTATGAAACTGGTGAACTGTCTCAAGAGACACTTGAAGGTCTTTCTCAAATGACTAGTTCTGAATTAGTCGAGGCTTATATTGAATCTCAAGCTAATCAAGAGCCTGCTGCAGTCAGCTTGTCCGACCAGGAAGTCAATTCTATTAAAGATCAAGTAGGTGGTGAAGAGCAGTACAACACTATTGTTAATTGGGCTGGTCAAAACCTTGATCAAGAATCTATTGATGGTTTTGATTCATTGATTGAAACTGGTAATGTCAAAGCCATTGAGATGGCTGTAGCAGGACTGAAGTCAATGTACGAAGCACAGAACGGTAGTGAAGGCCGACTCATTACAGGCAAGTCACCTTCCACTGTTGGCGATACATTTAAAAGTCAAGCTGAAGTTGTAGCAGCAATGAGTGATCCTCGGTATGACCGTGATCCTGCATACAGAAATAACATCATTGAAAAACTAGACCGATCTGACAATTTCTTTTAAATCATATGAAAACTAAAGGCAAGGGTTCTTGCGGAGGCAAGAAAGGTGGCAAAGGGTACAAATAAAAAACTAAAGATTTCCCAGTCATTCGACGTTAATAGTCCTTACATGCCTGGTGGACAGGATTACAAAGGTATTCCTAATGCCTCACCAGAAATGTTGAGGCGACTTCAAAAGAAAAAGATCAAGAACCCAGGTGGACAATCTCTGCCACCAGTTAGGAAAGCAAAAGCAAAAACTAAAAAGAAAAAAAGTTATGGCTAAGCAAGGTCTATATGCAAACATCCATGCCAAGCGTAAGCGTATTGCTGCTGGCAGTGGAGAGAAGATGAGGAAGGCTGGTTCATCTGGCGCACCATCTGCAAAGAATTTTAAACGCGCTGCAAAAACAGCAAAGAAAAA